TGATATGGGTAAGAAATTTATTCATACATTTCCTAGAGTAGTTAAACGAACTAACAGACCAGTTAGTTGGGGAGACATTCAATTAGTTCCTACAAACAGTATGTCACATGGAACAGTACAAAACAAACTTGTATCAAGTTATCATGTAGCAGAATTTGATGTATTCATGATTAGTTTTCATGAAGCTGAAGCAGATGAAAATTTCCAAAAATTAAGAAATAGATTTAAAGATGCTCAACACGTAAAAAATGTTGAAGGTATTGGCAATGCACATAAACGTGCAGGTGAATTAGCAAAAACAGAAATGGTTTATATTGTTGACGCTGATGCAGATATAACAGGACATTTTAGTTTTGATTATATTCCACCAATGAGTAGTAGAAAAAATACAACTTTTGTATGGAGTGCAAGAAACCCAATTAACGATTTAGAATATGGTTATGGTGGTGTTAAGTTATTTCCAAAAGAACAATTACTTTCATTAGGACATGAATTGCCAGATTATACAACAGGTTCAGCATTTTATCAACCAGTAAGTGATATATCAAATATTACTCGATTTAATAAAGATCCATATAGAACATGGCGTAGTGCATTTCGTGAATGTGTTAAGTTAGCAAGTTCTGTAAACCCTAACCAAAAACAAGAAGAAACAGATGCAAGATTAGAAGCATGGTGTACAATTGATAATGGTGGACGTTTTGGACGTTATTGTATTAAAGGTGCATTAGAAGGTAAAGCATACGGTATAGAACATAAAGATAACCCAGAAGAATTAAATAAAATTAATGATTATGAATGGTTACGTGAACAGTTTGTTGCTAGTATGAAAAAGCGAATAACTGAGTAAATGAATTATTTTATTATCGCTATGATAGTGATGTTCAACAGTAGCACAAACAAATACCAATACTTATATCATATTAATGAGGATAGTTTATATCCAAGTGCATCTTCGTGCTTGTCAATGATATCTGATCCAACGTTTGGAAAAGAACATAAAATAGAAGTATTGCAAGAATTTGAAGATGTAATTAAAAATAAACCAGTTTCATTAGTTAGACTTGCATGTTTAAACAAAGATAAAGTTGAAGAATATAAAGTCTTTATGAAAGAAAATAATTAAATTATTTTTTCTTTATTTGTTGTGCGTGTACAGTTTTAAGTTTTTTAACAAACTGTTTTGAATTAAATTGTATTTTTGCACCAGGGTGTAATGGTCTAGGCCAATTTCCTATTTTAACCCAACAGTAGCCATCGCTTTCGTTATTAAGTACAGGAATAAATTCATCATCTACAGTAACAACGAAGCTATTATATATAAATTTTTTATTAGGGCTAGTAAATTTGTTTATAGGAATAACTTTATCAATAGAAGGTACTAATCCTATTTCTTCTTCCATTTCTCTATATAAAGTTTCAATAGGTCGTTCATTTTCTTCACCCTTACCACCAAAAAATCCCCACGTTCTAGGATGATTAACTGCACCACTTCTTTGCTGTAGCATTACTCTGCCAGTGTCTATGCTTAAAAAAATGCAACCGCTCGCTATTATCATATTAAAAAATTAGAGATATATTCGCCAGTAACCTGAATTATATATGCCTTCATAACTGTTAATCCATTCTTTGCTATTCCATTCAAGTTGGTCATCGGATGAAACATTTGTTACGTATTGTGTATCACTTATTGTAGAGCTATCAAAACTAACAGTCCAAGTTGAACCGTTGTATTCTATAATATCATTTTTGTTAGCAACTACGCTAGTCCATAAAGCATTTATAGGAGCATTGTTTAATATAATATAACGTTGCCCTGTAACTGCGGCTGGAACACTTCCATCACCTGGATAATTTTTAGCAGGATCTACAACAGCATCAATGGCCGTTAGTGTATTTGTTGGTAATGTTGAATTGTCTATTGTAACTTTAAGAAGGTTAGGATCAGATGGGTGTTCTTCTAGTCTTCCAATTATATCGTTTGAATCATCATCTATATCACTACCTTTTCTAAGTCTTAATTGACTTATTCCATTTCTTAATACACCAAATGGTAACAATACTTTATCCCATTCTAATACTACTCCATCGTCGTCTAGATTTGTTCCCTTGTCATTTAGTATTTGTAAATTACCATTTAGATATTTTGCTTTTTTATCTTTGTATGTTACAACAGTATATTTTAATGTTGATGTATCAAATGTTTTATTTTCTTTAAAGTTTTCTAAGTCAACATCATCTAAACTATATAATTCACTAATAATAGTATGAATAAGTTTTTGCTGTTTTAATTTTGCAGGAGGAGTAATATACACTGGAATATTAAAAGTTAATGTGGCTACATCAATAATATCATCAATGCTTGATCCTACACTTCTAGTACTCCATGATGTATTTGTTAATTCTACATGACTTAAAGCAGTCCAATCAACTGGACTGTTGTTAGTTCTAATATCTAATGTTGGATTAAACAATACTAAGATTTGTTCCATTAATTGTAACTTTTGATCTGTATTTGATGTCCAAATATCACAGTTCATTACTAACATATAAGGAACAGGTGCGTATCTTTCAACAGTATATTGGTTGCCTAGTTCGTTAGTATATTTTCCAGTAGTTTCATCATATTTCTTTTCATTGACTTGTACTTTATCAACATGATCTTGATATGTTCGTCTTTCAGCAAACATATCTAATGATGTTACATAACAACTTATAAATGGAACAGTATTAACAATGTTCTCACTGTTCTCTCTTGTTATGTGTGCCGCCATACGATTAATGTCACCATAACGTACAGGTACTTGTTGGTATATGGGGAGATCATTATCGTTCTTTCCCATTTGTACACTAAATCCACTAAACAGTCTTATAAACTGTTGAATGTATCTGCGAATTTGTTTATCGTAAAAATATTGTTGTGCCATTATTCAAAATCACTTTTTGGTTTAATAACTTTAGATAGAGGTTGTTTTTCTGGAACTTCTTTATTGTCAATAATTGTTGTAGCATCATTGTTAATAAATTGACTAGCATTATATGTTGTATCACTCCAAGTTTGATCAGTAATATTATCATATAGTCTATGCCATTTACTTCCACGTCTTACAAATAATCTATTAGGAGTAAAATCTGTTCTTACAAAATACTCACCTTCGTTTGGTTCTGTAGGAAACTGATCACCTTGTTGTAATACTTCACCGTGTTCATATGTTTTGCTAGTATCTTCTTGACCAAATAAATGATCTGCTAACGGTAAATTATTTGGATTAGCTTCTTCTGCACTTCTTACAATAGCATTACTAATATTAAGTTCTGTTTTATAAGAACTAAGATCGTTTTTAAGACTATCTGGATCACTAGCAGTACCAAGTATATCTGCGTATTCTTGTGTATCTGTTAATGGTGCTACTTTAACACGCCAAATATGTGGATACCATGTTTGGGAAAAACCTTCACTTCCCCTAGCGGCATCTTGTACTACATAAAACTTATTAATAGCTTCTTTGTCATTAGTAAGTAATAACTCATCACGTAAATGTGGTAATTCTATTACATCACCGGGCATAAGTCTACGACCTAATCTCTCTACCATATCGTTAATATGAAAACTAATAAACAATGTATCGTTTGTTAAAAACAAACCAAATTGTGTTAAATCAAAGTCGTTATCACTTACATTATATACACCACGTAAATCAAAAATATCTGGATCGTATTTACGATCTCTATTTTCCATAAACAATAGGTCTTGTACATTAGTTTCATCAATTAATCCTTCTGGATTAATTTCTTCACCAGTTATGTTATCTATTTCTAAACCACTGCCATAGTTTGGTTCACTTGCATCTGTATTTTTTGATTGTGGTAAAGGTCCTAGGTACTTATGTACATGAACACCTGTTCCGCCTATATCAAATTGTTCACGGATAGCTCTATCCATAAATGTATAGTCGTTACTTTTATAACCTTTATATAAACTTAGTCTTGGCATGTGGTTTTCCTTGTTATATTGTATTTATCCTTCTTTATCATTATATATTCTTATATAGGCTAAATAGTTATGTATGCAGTTAACGCTGATATAGAGTACGAACTGAGATAACATTATTAGTAACTCTGCATTATATAAGGAAAATATTATGTTTAATTTTTTCAAATCTAAGAAATGGGCTCTTTGGGCCTATCTTGGTTCAGCCGTAATTTTATCATCTTTATGGTTATCAGTTCAAATCGATGTTCAAATTAACCATTGGTTTGGCGGTTTCTATGATATGATTCAAACAGCATTAGGATCCCCAAATGCTATTACAGCGGCCGACTATTGGGGAAGTTTAGCCAGTTTCGGTAAGTTAGCGGTGTTATGGATTGTGTTAGGATTAGCTACCAGCTTCTTAACTGCACACTTTTTATTCCGTTGGCGTGCCAGTATGGTTGAATGGTATCATGCTGTATACGATAAAGCACGTACTATTGAAGGTGCGGCTCAACGTGTACAAGAAGATACAATAAAATTCAGTAGAATTATGGAAGGACTCGGCACTGCTTTAATTGAGAGTGTCATGGTACTTGTAGAATTCTTCCCACTATTAATGGGTCTAAGTGTTGGTATTCCAATATTATGGTTCGGCGATTGGGAATATGGATTAGTATCTGGTGCACTCATTTGGGCTGTAGGTGGTACAGTTTTAATGATTGTACTAGCATGGTTACTAAGACTTGTAGGCATTGAATATGATCTACAGAAGAAAGAAGCGGCTTATCGAAAAATACTTGTTATTGCAGAGGACGATGGAACTACAAGACCAAAGTCTTTAGAAGAGCTGTTTGATGGTGTAAGAAAAATTCATTATAAGAGTTATTTAAGATATTTGTATTTTAACATAGGACGACTTGCATACTTGCAGGCTAACGTGTTAGCAGGATACATCTTCTTAGCACCTGCAATTATTGCAGGAGTTATGACTTTAGGTGTAATGCAACAGATTTTACGTGCATTCGGACGTGTTGAAGGATCACTTCAATATTTGTTTAAAGCATGGCCTACTATTATTGAGTTGGCTAGTGTATACAAACGTTTACGTGAATTTGAAGACAAGATCAAAAAAATGGAATAACCAAAAATACCCGATAATTTAACGATTTTCGGGTATTATTTTCAAAAAAAATTAAAAATCCTTGTAAGTCATTGATTTATAAGGATTTTTTTATGGCAGAAAAACTTGACAAGTAAGACGTCTTACTGTATACTATAAGTATAGTTAATAAAAAAGGGAGTTAGAAATATGTTTAAAAAAGAGAAATTTAGTTATTTTGGTGGGTATTTAACATATAACCTAGAAAACGGTGAACGTGACATTTTTATTGCACGTTTTAAACATGGTGGGCCTTTTACTAAAGCTAAGTTCCTTAAAGAACTTCTTACTAGTCATACTGTAGAAAGTTATACAGCGGCTATGAAAGAAGGCAAAGCACCATTAACAATTCTTAAAGACACTAACCCAAGTTGGTATACAACTGTTATGGAAACTTGGAAATCAAAACAAGGAGCATTATAATGAGAAGTAACGAATTAAATAAAACATATAAAATTTACCAAATACAACTTTCAAAAGCAGATGTTGATATGATTAATGACAAAGGACATAACAGTGTTCCTCATCATAAAGCAAAATTGGATATGAATTTTGCTGATAACATTGGTGCATTAGCCAAAGATGCTTTTGATAAAGGTTATTACACACACGTTGCTAATATCACTGCTGATGGACTTGAAGATGTGTTTCATGTTGGAAACATGGGTCCAGAAGAAAACATTGAAAGGTTAACTAAAATGCATAGCCTTAGTGTTGCTGATGTTGTAGAAGGCCCAGACGGAATTAAGCACGTTGTTGCTAGTCGTGGTTTCGCAAAGGTTGACTAAAATCCATTTTCGTTGTAAACTTGTTTTTGATTGAGATTAATTCGCTAAACTAGCGAATTTTTCTTCTTATTGATAACTACAAAAATACCACGGAGAAAAAAATGGCCTTACTTAAAGGTATTAAACGAAAAAAACCCACAAGACCTTCCAGGAGAATTCGTGCTGGCGATTTAAAAGATCCTAGTTGGGAAGGTGCTAGTGAATGGTCTGGCGAAGAAATGCATCGTAAGTTATCAGGTGCAACTGATTATTATTATAGAAATTATAAAGCGGCAATTTTGCATGGATATGCATATGATTGGATGTTGGAAAATGGATATAGTAAATATGATGTAAGATGTGCTAAGGCATCTACAGGATCTTCTATTAGCTCTACATTAGGATATTATTGCAGAATGCTTACTATGGGATGTCCAGATGTACATGAAGCACATAATAGATATTGGGAGAGTCTTGCTGGTACAATGGGAACTCCGAAGCCTCATACAGAATTTATTAACAAGAATATTAAAGCCGCAATTGAAGATGGCAAAGTTCATGTAGAAAAAGCAGAAGCACTTGCAAAACAATTAGCAAAAAATAAAGAAAACAATCGCAAGCCTACTATTCAAGAATTACTACATCGTGCCGCATATCAAATGACTGATGATATTGAATGTTGGCTTGAAGATTGGATTGATAATGGGTATAATCCTAAAACAGTTAAAGACTTTAAACCAGTTAGTATGCTTCGACAAGCAGGAGTAAAACAAGCACATTCGCGTATTATTCGTAATTTATATATAGATAATGTAAATGAATTTGTAGAACTTCTTACAAAAGTATCAAAAGAAGATAAAGATGATTGGCGTTTACAGTTGGAAGAAGGATATAGTCATATGACTCCTGTACAACATAAAGCATGTCTTGAAGTATATAGAAAAATAGTAGATGCATGTGATATACTTGCGGCAGAAAGTAAAGCAAATCGTAAGCCACGTAAAGTACGAATTAGAAGCCCAGAAGCCATTGTTAAGAAGCTCAAATTTAAGCAAACAGACACCGAATATGGTTTGGCTAGCATCTTACCAGCAGACATTATTTACTCGCGAATACTGGTGGTTTTTAACACTAAAAACCGCAAGATCGGGCTGTATTATGCTCGTAATGTTGACCCTATGGGATTAAAACGTGAAGGTAGTGGACTTAATGTAAAAGGAACCACAATAAAAGGATTTGATGAAGGAAAGAGTTTACAACGAACAGTACGTAAACCAGCTGAGTTCTTACCTCAAATTAAAAAAGCCACAAGAGCTAAAACAGAAAAGTTGTTTCAATCGTTAAAAACAACAGAAACTAAACTAAATGGACGTGTTAATGGAGAGATCATCCTAATAGCCGCCTTCAATAAGTGATACTGTGATAAATACATAGTAGGAGAATTAAATAATGGCTCAATTGAATAAACTTCAAAAAGAAATAGAACTACGCCTAGGCGGCGGAATGATCGATGTCGAACTCGATCCAGAACATTATGAACTTGCCGCTGATAAAGCACTTCAAAAATATAGACAACGTGCAGAAAATGCAGTAGAAGAAAGTTTCATTATTTTAGAAATATTAGAAGGTCAAAATGAATATACATTACCAGAAGAAGTAATGGAAGTAAGAGATATTTATAGACGTACAACTGGTGTAAGTAGTGGAACAGGAAATGACATAGAACCGTTTCAAGCCGCATATCTTAATACATACCTTTTAGGTAGCACTAGATCTGGTGGATTAACATCTTTTGATTTCTTACAGCAAAATAGAGAAGCAATGGGTAGACTATTTGGTGCTGAACTTTTATTTACTTGGCGCCCACAAGATAAGAGATTAATCCTACAAAGAAAAATTAAAGCAGATGATAATGCAGTTTTGCATTGTTATAATTACAGACCAACTGAGAGTTTATTAGCAGATACTTACGCTGGTCCTTGGATAAAGGATTATGCGTTCGCACATGCTAAATTAATGTTGGCAGAAGCACGTGGTAAGTTTACACAAATTGCAGGGCCACAAGGCGGAACTACAATGAATGCAGATCAATTACGTCAAGACGCTATGACCGACATCACTAACTTAGAAACAGAATTAACATTATACAATGACGGAAGTGTTGGACTTGGTTTTGTAATCGGATAATATGTACCCAAACACAATTCACTCATTTTCTAACACCTATTGTCAAAATTGTGGCACAGGTTCTCACTGCGGCAATCCTCGTTATGTTACAGAACAAGACTATGAAGTAGATGGCGGTGAGTATAGAGAAATAAAAGTTTGTGATCATTGTAGATGTAAACAATGTACACAACCTGACCAACCTAAACCTAAAACTTATAATCTTAAGTTTAAAAAAATTAATCCTGAAGGCTTTAAAAAACCAAAAAAGGAAGTTACTTGGGAACAACTATTACAACATATGCAGAATCTAAGCAAAAGAAGAACTTGACACTTTAGTAATAATTTAGTATAATACGTACATGAAACAAATAATTGGTATATGTGGACTTATAGGGCACGGAAAAGATACAGCGGCAGGATTCTTAATTGAAGAAGGATTTGAAAGAGTTAGTTTTGCAGGTGTATTAAAAGATGCATGTGCTAATATATTTGGATGGGATAGAATACTATTAGAAGGCAACACCGCAGAAGGCAGAGTATGGAGAGAAACAGTTGATGAATGGTGGGCCACTCGTTTAAAAATTCCAAATTTTACTCCACGTCTTGCATTACAACAAGTAGGTACAGATGCATTAAGAACGCACTTTCATCCTGATATATGGGTTGCCGCTTGTGAACGTCAAATTGTAAGTACAGAAAAAAGTGTTGTTATAAGTGATTGCAGATTTTTTAATGAACTTCAAGCTATTAAAAATCTCGGCGGAAAAACAGCAGTTGTATGGCGATATGATAAACCAGAATGGTGGAACAACGCATCTATTCTTAATGAAGCAAAAGTTTCAAAAAAGCCAATGCATATTGTAGATGGAATGAAGGCTAGACATCCAGAAGTACACAAAAGTGAATGGAGTTGGGCAGGCTGGAAATTTGATATTGAACTTTTAAACACATCTACACTTGAAGAACTCAGAAAACATACCCTAGACAAAATAGTCAGATAAATATATATACTGTTGTAAAGGACATTATATGTTTAATGAAGAATGGTGGCAATCCAAAAATAAATCAAAAGAATTAACATTAGGTTGGTTATATAATAATGACATTAAAGATGACTTTGCTAAAGGTTATACAAGAAATTTAACTGACTATTGGTCAGTTGAAATGTCTAATTTTATTTGGCAATCTTTTGCTAGTGATACTATATCTGATTTATTAAAACAAGCATACAATAATGGGTTTTCAAAAATACTTGTTTTCAAACAAGGATGTATGCCTCGTGATGATAAATTTCACACTGAATTTATAAAGTTTTATAATGATAATAGTGATGCTAAGTTTGTTGGGCACATACTAGATCATAATGAAACTTATTATAGAATTCATCCACAAACATTTTTAATTGATCTTAATTGGTGGGCTGATGCTGGATTTCCCGAATGGGGTGAATGGGACCCTGAATCATTTGAAACAATAGAACCTATTCGTAGTAAAGAAAATCATCATGATGAATATACTCCTCATTGGGTAGCACCAGGCAAACAATTAAGAACATATTCAGGAAAAAGAGAAGGCTGGAATTTAGTAAGAGCATTAATAGAAGATGGTCAAACAATCATGTCTTGGCCTAAAAAAGTAAGAGTAACAAAATATTATGCATATGCAGAAGTTGATGATGATGGTCCTAGACATCGTGGCGAACTTTTAGAACAATTAGAAACAGATGTATTTTTCATTGCTAATACTGAAACATTACCTAATTTAGAAGAGCTAATTGATTACAGAAGTGAACATACTTTTCCTAAATGGGATAAAAAGTTTCAGCAAATAATAACACCTGCCGCTGGACTTAGTACACTTATATTTGCATTTAAATTAAATTTACAAAAAAATGATACTATTGTTGCGTATGATTGTTCAAGAACTGCCCTTAAATTTACAAAAAAGATAATAAAAGAATGGGACGGTAGTGATTATTTTAATTTTGCTAAAGAAATGCTAAAGGATAATTCTGTTGAATGGAGAGGTTATAATAAAATAGAAGATGCTGATAGAGTTATAAAAGAATTAGAAGGATTTCAAAGATGGGTAAATGAAATACTTCCTCATATAAATGTTCATTATAGAAATATAGATATTCTTAACCCAGAGCATTTTGAAGACATAACAAACGATTTAACACAAGATAAAGTTACTTATTTACATTTAAGTAATATATTTCATTATATGCCTACATCATTTTATTATAGCCTACAGCAAAGATGGCAATTGTGTAATGATATTTTAATTCAATTAAAAGAAGTATCAAAAAATAATAATATATTAGTATATGCGGCACGTGGCGCAGGTCAATGTACTCCTATGCTAAATTGGATAGACGATTGTGAAATAGTTAAATTTTCTGATATTCCAGAAACAAATCCAATGAAGCTATTAAAGTGGAATAAAAATGCTAAAACAGAACAAGTAGACAATAAACTTTATATACGTAATTTAAAGATAGTAAAACAGTTTATTAATAAATGTTGTGAAAAAACACACTATCAAGATTTAAAACTTCCTGATGAGAAGTTTAAAAAATGGAAAGAAGATAATAGTTTAATACCACAATATTGTGACTGGATTGTTCATCATAGCAATACTCCAAGTTTACTTTTAAATATTCCAGTACCATATAAAGAAATGACAGCAGAAGCAGAACAATTTTTAGGACGATATGTTAAACATAGAGGAGGTTGGAATCCAGGCTGGAGCAGTATTGTAATTCATGGACAAGATGTAGATAGAACACAACCTGCAAATTATTATATAGAAGAAGGAATTGATACCAAAGAAAATAGTGCTCCATATGATTGGACAAGTATAGCAAAAGATTGTCCAGTTACAGTAGATTGGTTAAAAAATAAATTTCCATTTGATGAATTTCACAGAGTTAGGTTTATGTTAATAGAACCAGGCGGGTATATTAAACCACATCAAGATTTTGACACAAGAAGCATAGCGGCTTTTAATGTTTCGTTAAGTAATCCACCAGGAGTACAGTTTGCATTAGAAGATGCTGGACTAATTCCATGGCAACCAGGAGAGGTACGTGGCATTGATATAGGAAGAAAACATTCAGTGCTTCATAATGGAACAGAAAATAGAATTCATATGATTGTTCATGGGCTTTGGGGCAAAGGATTCGAAAGGTGCATTATTGAAAGTTTTGAGCAACTTTTGATAAATATAGGCCATATTAACAACTAAGTTAACTCTATAAACCGCTGATTTAAACAAATCTAAATAAATACATATATAGTAAATTTAGGCATTAGTCTATATCAGAAAAGGAGCTTAACATGGCAAATCTTACTTCACCTGGCGTACAGGTTTCAGTAACAGACGAATCAGTATACGGTCCTGGCGGAGCGGGTACAGTTCCTATGTTATTCATTGCTACTGGTGAGGACAAGGTTGATCCAACCCTAACTGAATCAGACGGCATTGCAAAATATACGAAGTCTGCGAATTCAAACAAACCTATTCTAGTTACTTCACAACGTGAACTAACACAATACTTTGGAAATTGCGATTTTCATAAAGTAGGTGGTACAGTTCAACAAGGTGACGAAACAAATGAATACGGATTATTGGCAGCATATTCATTTTTAGGTCAAAGTGCAGCGGCGTACATAGTACGTGCTGACGTGAACTTATCACAACTTAGACCTCAGTCAGCGGCACCAACAGGTGACCCTGCAAATAACACATATTGGATAAATCCAACAGGTGCTACATTTGGTATAAACGAATATACTAACGGTGCTTGGTTAGAAAAAACTCCAACAGTTGAAGTTGTAACTACAGCAGGCGCGGCAACGGCCACAGTAGTTAACGGCAATTACCTAGTTGAAATAGTTAACAGTGCAACTGAAACAGCATTTTATTATTATAAAGGTGTATCAGGTGCTTGGGATCTATTAGACAATGGGTTCTCAGACGATGTTAACTGGTCAGCACATTATACAGCACCAACTTCACCAACAGGTGGTGATGTTTGGATTAAAACTACAACTCCAGGCGGATTTGTAATTGACCCACAATTATTTACAGACGTAGCAGGTGCATTCGTAAAGAAAGCTCCTGTATATGCACAAAACGGTACACCAGCAGGAACTACAGCAGACGTATTTGCTGACGGAACATTAGCAACAGCACGTTCTTTCTCAGATGGAGACATTTGGTTAGACCATGATGCACAAAACGGTACAAGTGGTAAAATTGTATTAAAACGTTATGATAGTGTACAATCTGATTGGGACAATATTGCAACAGATGCCACAGTAGCAACAGGCGGTTTTGTAATGTCAGTTTCGACAACACAACCATCTGGTGCACCAGTAACTGGTACACTTTGGTATGATCCAGATGTAAACGAATTAGCAGTCTACGAAGTAGAAGCTGATTCAGGAGTACAAAAATGGAAAAGAGCCGCAGATGTACAATACACAACAACAGCACCAACTACAGATACTGGCGGTGCGGCATTAGCAGACGGCGACTATTGGGTTGATACAGATGCAAGTGGTTATCCTGTAATTTACAGACATAACGGTACAGCATGGGTTGTTAAAGACAACGCAGATCAAACTACAGCGGCAGGTGTTACATTTGGCGATATTACAGCTAATGATACAACTGCAGACACGTTTGAAGCAACTCTATTAGCAGGTGCTCCAAATCCACTTACACATCCAGTAGGAATGACAGGTATTAATATGTGTCGTTCAGGCGGAACTGTTAGAGAATATGATTCAACATTATCAACAACTTGGAAATGGCGTAACAAAGCTAGTAATCAAGCAAATGGCTCAGGTTCATTTGGTAGATTAGGTCAGCGTAGAGTTGTTACAACAGCTATGCAGGCATCAGCGGCAGTTGCAGAACTACGTGAAGATACTGTAGCATTCCGTTTAATTGCGGCTCCAAGTTATACAGAGTTATATGATGAAATGGTAACATTAAACGCAGACAGAGACGAAACAGCATTTATTATTGTTGACGCTCCATTCCGTTTAAATGCAACTGAAGCAGTAGCTTGGAAACAAGGTACAACTGCAACAGAAAATGGTGAAGTTGGACTAGTAACAGCAAATACTTATAGTGCTGTTTATTATCCACATGCATTAACAACTAACCCAGCAACGGGTGATAATGTTGTTGCACCAGCATCACACATAGCATTGTATACATATGCTTACAGCGATAATGCATCATACCAATGGTTTGCACCAGCAGGCTTAACACGTGGTGTTGTACAAAATGCAACTAACGTTGGTTATTTGAATACTGAAAATGAGTTTGTTAAACTATCATTAACTCAAGGATCTAGAGATGCAATGTATGCACAAAAACTTAATCCAATTGCTAAATTCCCTTCAGATGGCGTTGTAGTATTTGGACAAAAGTCAATGCACGCCTCAGCATCAGCATTAGACAGAGTTAACGTTGCAAGACTTACGGCTTATTTAAGAGAACGTTTTGCAGTTATTGCAAGACCTTACTTATTTGAAACTAATGACGCAGGAACTCGTGCAAACGCTAAAGCAACATTTGATGGATTTTTATCAAATATTATGCAACAACGTGGTGTTTACGACTTTGCAGTTGTATGTGATGAAACAAACAATACAGCGGCAAGAATAGATGCTAATGAATTTTATGTTGATGTGGCAATTGAGCCAACTAAATCAGCAGAATTCATTTACATTCCAATTAGAATTGTAAATACTGGCGAATTAGCTTAATATTTTAATTTAATTATACATAAAAGGGCTACTATAGAGATATAGTAGCCTTTAATGTGGTAAATTTGGGAGATTGTTAATTTTCATCATTGATTTGATAAATACAATATAACAGAATACTACAATATAGTATTATAGGAGAAAAACAAATGGCTGTAATTACAAATTTTGGAGTCCCAACAGACAGTTCAGCTGGCACGACTTTGATGCCTAAACTGCAATATCGTTTTAGGGTGAGCTTCAACAATATTGGTGATGGAACGCTAAAATCTGAAATGACACAGAACGTTATTAGTGCTTCACGCCCAAATTTAACACATGAAGAAGTTGTAGTTGATTCTTACAACTCAAAAATGTATCTAGCAGGTAAACATACCTGGGAACCAGTAACAATTGTATTCCGTGATGATATGAATTCAAATGTTATCAAACAATTAGGAGCACAATTAAATAAACAAGTTGATCATGCAGATCAAGCAAGTTCTATTGCTGGAAGTGCATATAAATTTGAAACTACTATTGAAACATTAGATGGTGCTAATGGAGCGGCAGATGCTCCAACTACATTTGATAAGTGGTCACTAATGGGTTGCTTTATTAGTGGAATACAATATGGTGATTTAAACTACGCAGATAGTAATATGGTTCAAGTTACATTAACATTACGTTACGATCACGCGGCACACGAAGTTGATACTAAAGATGTATTATCAGACGGAAGTGCAAGTAGCGACGCAGGCGAAACTGGTGCTACTAGCTAAGTAGGCTAGGAGGTCAGTAATGTCTTTAGGTTTAGGTGATCAAGCATATGTAAATTATCGACAGGGTCTTACTAAAGGTGTGATGACTGCTATTCCAAGGAATAAATTTTCCTTTACAGTCAGTTTAAACACAATAGTCGGATCAGTTGATCTTACACGTATAGCCAATGTACAAATGCCATCGTTTGTGTATAGAACACAAACAATCAACAGATATAATCACAAACATGTAGTCCAAACAGGAATAGATTATACTCCTATAACACTTACAGCATATGATAATAAAGATGCTGAATTTGAAAAATTTCTAAAAGATTACGCAAGGCATTATGTTGCCGGTCCAATGAATGACGATGATTATGCTAGTTGGTTACTTGGCGCAAAAGGTATTGAAGTTCCAGCTGATGGTCATTATATAAAATCAATGATTATTAAAAGAATTGATGCTAAAGAAGGCAAAAAAGTCATTTTATCAAACGAAATTGAAATTTTCCATCCATTTATTGCAAACGCAGATGCTGATACGTTAGACTATTCAGATAGTAGTCCTACAGTATTCAGAGTGTCATTTAATTATGAAGGATATAGAATACTTAGTGACATCACTCAACGTGAAGCTACTTCTGAAAAGATGCTGAATGCTTTAGAAGAATTAAATCATGTAGAAGAGTTTTCTGATACATCTGGTACTTATGAAACTACTTCTGAAAAGATGCTGAATATTTTAGAAAATGGTGCAACAAAAATAGAATCAAACAAAGCAGAGCTAATAAAATATCCAACTTATCAAGTTTTAGAAGATGCACAAATAATAAGAGCTCAAGGTATAACTAGTACAGATGCCGCGGCTCGTGATGCAGAAATGGCCGCAATTGCTATAGACGCAAATAAAGTGACAGATGCTAAATTTGTATTGGGCGAAAATAAAATTGTTACACTTGACGGACAACAATATATGGTATCAAAAGAAAACAATCCTGAATTATTTAAGGATTAAAAATGCCTAAATTTCAAAGCGGAAAATACACCCTTACTAACCCTGATAAATACTTAGGTAAAAGAATACCACATTACAGAAGTGGGTGGGAATTAGCCGTATTTCGTATGTGTGATAATCATCCAGCTATATTAGGTTGGGGTAGTGAAACACATAGAATACCTTATAAAAATCCACTTACTGGAAGGAAAACTACTTATGTTCCTGATTTATTATTAGTGTATAAGGATAAAAAAGGACAAAACCACGCTGAAATGGTTGAGATTAAACCAGCGAGCCAAACATTAAATGAAGCAAGAACACAACAACAAAAAGCGTCAGCAGTAGTTAATCATGCTAAATGGGCAGCGGCAAATGCATGGTGTAAACAACAAGGCATGAGTTTTAGGGTTATAACTGAAAAACAAATATTCAATAAACCTCAAAACTCTAAAAAGAAAAGAAAATGACAAAAAAATTAGAAGAAGAATTAAATTTACCTGATTTAGAAGAATTACTTCCTGAACAGGAAGAAGAAAAATCAAAAGAACCCACAACTGAAGAAGCAAAACAGGAAATTGCTACTATAGAAAAAGAAATGAGTATGGTAGATAGAGCTCAAGCGGCTTTACCAACAGTTGAAGGATTAGCAGAGCTTGATAGAGAAATGGATGCATATGCTAATAAAGCCATGGATACATTTGAAGATTTAGTTGATTTGGGTAAAAATGTAGAAGATCGACATGCGGCACCTATATTTGATAGTGCGGCAAAAATGATAGCGGCAGCTTTACAAGCAAAGCAGGCTA